ATCTCGTTCCAGGCGTTCCTCGACCAGATCTTCCCCGAGGCCCTCAACTTCTACGAGGACATCGCCTTCTTGAAGGGGAGCGGCGTCGGCGAGCCGCTGGGCGCGCTCGCCGCGGGCAACGCCGCGATCGTCTCCGTCGCCAAGGAGTCCAGCCAGGCTGCGGACACGATCGTGTGGGAAAACATCGTCAAGATGTACAGCAGGATGTTGCCCGGCAGCCTGGACCGGGCGGTGTGGATCGTCTCCCCGGATGTGTTCCCGGAGCTGGCCACCATGGCTCTCAGCGTGGGCACCGGGGGTTCGGCGATCTGGCTGAACAACGGTGTCGGCGGCCCGCCCATGACGATCCTGGGACGGCCGGTCATCGTGTCGGAGAAGGCGCCCGGCACGCTCGGCGACCTCGGCGACATCTCGTTTGTGGACTTCGGGTTCTACCTGATCGGCGACCGGCAGGTCATGAGTGCGATGAGCTCGCCGCACTTCAAGTTCCAGAACGACCAGACCGCGTACCGGATCATCCAGCGCGTCGACGGCCGCCCGTGGCTTCAGTCGGCGATCACGCCACAGAACAACAGCGACTCCTTGAGTCCGTTCGTGCAATTGGCAGCGCGCGCCTGACCCCGCCAGCCCCGGCCAGCAGTAACGCCCTGACCGGGGCCACATCCCCCAAGGCATTCACACCCCTTTAGGAGGGCACAACATGTCAGGAATGGAAGGGCTCGGACGAGTCTTCAACTTCGTCCACGAGGCCAGCGGCGTGCACATCCCGCTGACCAACGCATCCGGCGTCACCTTCTTCAACTTCCTCGCCGCAGGCACCCAGACCGTCACGCTCAAGGAGTCCGTGGACGGGTCGAGTGAGGCGAACCTCGCCGTCATCGACAAGGTGTACAAGGGCCCCGGGATCGGCGGTACCTGGACGAAGGTCACGCAGGCGGCCGCTGCGACCTACGACAACTCGACCGACGCTACGAACGACTGCATCGCCATCTATGTCGCCGCAGACCAACTGTCCGATGGCTTCAACTGCGTTGAGCTGACCTCGGGGACTGGTACGTGCATCGCGGTCGTCCACGACCTGACGGTGCAGCGCGACGCGGCGAACCTCGCCAGTTCGGTGGTCTGACATGAGCGTCATTCTGAAGCCGGACCAGTTCAACCCGGTCTCCCGCGAGCTGACCACCGGTATCCGCGTGAACCGGGCTACGGCAACGCTGCCCCAGTCGGGCGCCGGACAGGAAGCGATCTTCACCATCACCGGCGGCAGGGTCCTGGTGGTGGCCGTGATCGGCGAGGTCACCACCGTGGTCGGCGGCACGACGCCGAGCCTCGGCATGGCTTTCAATCCGACCGCCACCGGCGCCAGCACGGCACTGTGTTCCGACACGGCGATCACTGCTGACGCGGTCGGGACACTGTGGAGCATCATCGGCGACTTCAGCGAGGCCCTTGCGACAGGGCTACTGGTCATGGAGTCCCCCGGCATGGTCCAGACCCCGTTCGTGCTGTCTGAGGGCGAGATCGAGATCGACACCACGGCTGCGGACACCACGGGTGCGGCGTCCTGGTCGATCATGTACGTGCCGTGGGACACCGGCGCGGAAATCGCGGCGGCCTGATGACCGTCTACAGCCGGGGTACCGAGGGCCGTCTGAACGACATCATGACGGTCCTCGGTACCACCACGCCGTCGCTGTGGCCGTTCTGGGAGGCGGAAGGCTCGCTGATCTCCGGTATCAGCGTCGGCGATCTGACGTCGTCGGACGAGGCCGCCGCACGGACCTTGCAGAGCGAGTTCGCGCCCATCGCGCTGCCGTCCGGGCTGCACTCGTACCACTTCAACCCGGTCGGGAATCAGCACCTGGCCGGGGTCGACAGCACGAACTACAGCTTCGGCAACGGCACGGTGGACACCCCATTCTCGGTGGGGGCGTGGATTCGGCCGAACGCCATCGCCACCAACGTGATCATGGGGAAGTACGACTCCGCCGGGAATCTGGAGGAGTGGCGGTTCTTCATCGACGCGAGCGGGAAGCTGTCGCTGGAGCTGCATGACGCGTCGGCGTCCGCTACGGAGATCGCCGTCTCGGACAGTGCCCTCACCATTGGCCAGTGGGTCCACGTCATCGCTACGTACGACGGAACCGAGACCGCCCCGGTGGTCAACCTGTACGTCGACGGGGCTTCCGCAGGCGACGGCACCACGACGGAGTCCGGCTCCTACGTCGCGATGGAGAACACCGCAGCCCCACTCACCATCGGCTGCTCCGGCGTCACAGCCACACCAGTGGCCGAGTTCCACGGCCGCATCGCGCTCCCCTTCATCACCGGCAAAGCCCTGTCGGCCGCCGAGGTCACCACCCTGTACGGCTACACCGCACCCATGACGGGAGTGGCCTGATGCCCAAAACGACACGCTCCCGCGGCGGCACCATCAACGGCGTACCCCAGAACCAGGCCCCCGACCCGCTACTCCTGGGCGAGCGACTCATCGTCCGCGACGGCCGCATCGAGTTCCTCAACTCCTCCGGCACCGTCGACGCGGTGCTATCCCGCGATGCGGCGGGCGTGCTGCGCCTGACCGGGGCGTGGACGCTGGAGGGTGCCGCCTCGGGTACGGACGTCCTCACCTCCCGGGTGACGGGTGACGCCGTCGCCCAGTTCGTCGTCAACGCGAACGGGCAACTGGAGTGGGGGCCCGGGTCGGGGGCAGTCGACGTCAACCTCGCCCGCGACGGCAGCAGCCGCCTGCACACGGTGAACACGTTCGTGACCGAAGGCGATCTGCACTGCGATGTCGCCGGCGGCGGCCTGAACCTGAAGGAGGGCGACAACGCCCGCTCGGGTGTGGCGACGCTGTCGTCTGGTGCGGCGACCGTGAGCACGACGGAGGTCACAGCGTCCAGTCGGATTCAGTTGACGGTGCAGTCGCTGGGGACGGTGTCGGCGCCGCAGGCGGTCGGGGTGACGGATCGTACGGGTGGGACGTCGTTCACGATCACGTCGGCTGACGGCACGGACACCAGCGTCGTGGCCTGGATGATCGTGGAGCCTTCGTGATGGCGCTATGGGTTTGTGCTGGTGGGGGCGGGTGCGGGACGAAGTATGCGGTGGGCCTGTTCCGGTGCCCTCGCTGCCACAACACGGAATTCCACGAGGATGGAGATCCCATGGCGAAGATCACTCGCCACGGTGGGGCGTCCGACGCGACGCTGCCCACGACAGACGCCGCTGCCGCCGCGACCGATCCCACGCCCGCGGCGGCAGCGGACCAGACCGAGCCTGCCGCGAAGCGGGTGGAGATAGACCTCGGCGACGGCGAGGGCTGGCGCGACGTCACCGAGGACGTGACCGCCGAACCGACGCCCGTAGCAGACGAAGGAGGTGAGGAGTCATCGCCTGGGAGCAGCTCATCTCCATCTACCGAAGCGCCGCCGACGACCTCCGAGCCGAGCAGCAAGCCGACCCCCAAGCGTGCCCGCGGGACGGGGAGCCGCTCAAGTCGAAGCCGCACGGCGGAGGACTCTTCTGCCCCTTCGACGGCTACCAATGGCCCGAAGACGGACGGTTCTGACGAGGCGTCCGAATAGTTCGACCAGCCCGACGACACCGTGAGAGGAGGTGACGACCGATGACCGTCACGCCGACCTACGCCACCCGCGAAGAGATCAAAGCCGAGCTCGACGTGAAGGAAACCGCACGCTCCAACACGCGTATCGACCGCGCCCTCGCCGACGCAACGGATGCCGTGCACGGCCTGTGCCACCGCACCTTCTACCCCGAGCAGGACACCCGGTCCTTCGACTGGCCCAACATGCAGTACGCCCGCTCATGGCGACTGTGGCTCGACGCGAACGAGGTCATCTCCGTCACCACCCTCACGAGCGGCGGCACCACCATCGTCGCGGCGGACTACTTCCTGGAGCCCAACCAGTACGGGCCGCCGTACAACCGCATCGAAATCGACCTCGACTCCAACGCGGCGTTCGGCGGCGGAGACACCCACCAACGCGACATCACCGTCGGCGGCCTGTTCGGCTACCGCAACGACGAAAGCACCCTCGGCGCCACGGATGAGGCTCTGGACGCGTCCGAGACTGGCGTCGATGTGGACGCCGCCACCTCGGCCGCGGTCGGCATCGGCTCCCTCCTCCGCATCGACACCGAGCGGATGATCGTCACCAGCCGATCCCAGCTCGACACCGGGCAGAACCTCGGCGGCAACCTCACCGCAGCCAACAACGACGTCGCCGTGTCCGTGTCGGACGGCACCGGCTACGCCGTCGACGAGGTCATCCTCATCGACTCCGAGAAGATGCGCGTCGACGAAATCAGCGGCAACACGCTGACTGTGACCCGCGCTTGGGACGGCACCACGCTGGCCGCGCACACGTCGGGCGCGGACCTCTACGCCCCCCGCACCCTGGCCGTCACCCGCGGCGCGCTCGGCACCACAGCAGCCACCCACACCACCTCGGCGACCGTGTACCGGTGGGATCCGCCCGGCCCTGTCCGTCAACTGTGCGTGGCGGAAGCCCTCAACGATCTGCTGCAAGGCCGGTCCGGGTATGCGCGGACGGCCGGCTCCGGTGAGGGCGAGCGTGAGGTGTCCGGGCGTGGGCTGAAGGACTTGCGGGACCGCGTGTACGTCTCACACGGTCGCAAGGGCCGGACGAGGAGCGTGTAGACATGCCTGGTTTCGATATCCGTGTGAACGCCAACTCCCGCGGCCCGATGTTCGACGGGCGTGCGCAGCGCGCTTTGCGGGACTACACAGACCAGATCGACTACCGGGTCGCGACCGAGGCGGAGAACCTGGTGCTCGCTCATCTGGGCCGGTCGATCAAGGTCCGCACCCCGTACTACGAGACCCGGGTGGGCGTGGAGCGCTCCTCGCGGGGCGGCTACGAGGTCACCGACCACGGCGTCATCTACGGACGCTGGCTCGAAGGCACCTCAAGTCGGAACTATCCGGTCACCCGCTTCCGCGGCTACCGGGCGTTCTCCCGTGCCCGCGCCCTCATCCAGCAGCGGGCCCCGGGGATCGCACGCCGTCTCCTCTCCCGCTACACGCGCAGGATGTGAGGCGGCCATGCCACTCGACATCAGCACCCCCCGCGATGTGCTCACCTCCCACGGGCAGGCCCTCGGCATCTTCGGACAGGTCCTCAAGCACGAGCCGCTGTCCTCACCCGGCAGCGGACTCACCTACGCGGTATGGGGCGGCGACATCGACCCGCTACCGGCCGCGTCCGGGCTCGCATCGACCAGCGTCCGCGTCATCTTCAACGGCCGCCTCTACCTGCCCGCAGACACCGAACCCATGGACGGAGTCGACGTCCAGCTCACGAACGCGGCCACCGACTTGATGAGCACATACACGGGCGACTTCACGCTCGGCGGCAGCGTCCGCAACATCGACCTCCTCGGCGAATTCGGAGACCGCATGCGCGCCCGCCTCGGCTACCTCGACATCGGGTCCACGACCTACCGGATCGCGACCCTCACGATTCCGGCGATCTTCTCCAACGCGTGGGGACAGGTGGCGTGAATGGCGATCAGCAACGGGCTCGGGCAGGCCTTCTACTACGGCGGCTACGACCTGTCCGGTGACACCGGATCCGCCGACGACATCGGCGGCGGCCTCGTCGGAACCCAGGACATCACCACCATCGACCTGTCCGCGTACAAGCGGATCGGCCTTCTGCGGGACGGCCGGATCTCCTGGGGCGCGTTCTTCAACGACGCGACCGACCGCGCCCACGACCAGCTCGGCGCACTGCCGACCGCGGACCGGCACCTGATGTGGGCGACCGGCAGCGCGATCGGTGACCCCGCTGCATGCCTGGTCGGCAAGCAGATCAACTACGACTTCACCCGCCCGCAGGACGGCTCGCTGACGATCGCCGTCAACGCGCAGGGCAACGCCTTCGGCCTGGAATGGTGCGACCTCCTCACCGCACAGCAGCGCACCGACACCGGCGCCACCAACGGCACCGCCGCCATCTTCGGCTACGACGGGGAGGACTTCCTGTTCCTGTCCGGGACGTCCGGCGACTACGCCTCCACCCCCGACGCCGCATCACTGGACATCACCGGCGACCTGGACCTGCGGGTGCGGGTCGCACTCGACGACTGGACGCCGGCGGCGGAGTCGACGCTGATCGCGAAGTACACGGCGACCAGCAACCAGCGGTCGTATGCGCTGGCGGTGACGACGGGCGGGAACCTGATTTTCCGGTGGTCGGAGGATGGGACGGTCGAGCTGACGGAGACGTCGTCGGCTGCGACCGGGTTCACGGACGGGACGACGCACTGGGTGCGGGCGACGATCGATGTGGACAACGGGTCGTCGGATGCGGACGTCGTGTTCTACACGTCGGAGGACGGGGCGACGTGGACGCAGTTGGGGGCGACGCAGAGCAACGGGTCCACCACGAGCATCTTTGCGTCGACGGCGGTGCTGGAGGTCGGTGCGCAGACCGCGGGGACGGTGAACCGGGCGGCGGGGAAGTTCTTCCAGGGTGAAGTCCTGTCGGGGATTGCTGGGTCGTCGGTGGCTGCGCCGATCGCATCGGTGTCCAGTGACACGGTGACGGATGCGACGCCGTTGACGTGGACGGTGCAGGGCAACGCGTACATCTCGTCGCACACGGTGCACGGGTTGCAGGCCTATCTGCAGGTGTTCTCGTTTGCGGGGACGGACGTGACGGTGTCGTTGGAGCATTCCCACGACAACGGGTCGACCGACAGCTTCGCGACGATCACGGGCGGGTCGTTCACGCAGGTGGCCAGCGGGCCGACGGTGGAGCGGATTGCGGTGGCGGCGGGGACGGAGATCCGCCGGTATGTGCGGGCGGTGACGACGACCTCGGGCGGGTTTACGTCGCTGGTGTTCGCGGTGGCTGTGAACGTCAACATCACGGCGACAACGTTCTGAGGAGGCTGTGATGGGTGAGCCGTTTCGGCCGAGTGATCCGCGGATGCCGGTGGAGTCGTACCGGACGTGGAGTGTGCAGTCGCGTCCGGACAAGCGGGTGAAGTCGGTGTGCGAGCGGGTGGGCTGCCCGCAGTGGCGCGGCGGCTGGGAGTCCGTCATCGACGAGTCCACGCCGCTGGGGAAAGGGCAGGCGGCGTTCATCCGTGGCTCGCGGCGGACGTTCCGGGAGCAGCGCACTGCGGTCGGGTTGACGGTGTTCCGGTTCGAGTCGGGGCAGCGCTGCTTCGAGGATCACCAGACGATGCCGGAGCGGTACTTGGTGCGGGGTGGGGACTACCGGGCGAAGGTCGGTCCGCTGCGGGTGCATAAGCGGGCGTCGGACTGGGTGGAGCACGTGCAGCAGCACATGGGGCAGCTCCTCGACGAGCGGGACAAGGGATAACCGGATAGTCCGGTTTGACACAGGAGGGTAGTAATTGTGGCGATTGAGAACGGTTTGGGCTGGACGACGCTCGAAGTGGACGATTCGGACACAACGGCACGAGACATCCGTACCAGCACATTCAACCTCGACTGGACGATGCCCCGCGGCGTGTGGGACATCACCGCGATCTCGCAGTCCGCGATGGCCCGCAACCTGCTCCTCGCGGACTTCTCCGGAACGATGGCGGGCGGCTTCGACGACGGCGACAACCTCGCGCACGCCGTGTTCCGCACCGTCTCCTCCACGTCGGTGGAGCGGGAGATGACGATCGTCATCTCCAGTCAGACGCTGGCGAACACGGTGATCCTCACGGATTACGCGATGACCCGCGCGCAGTCCGGCGAGTTCACGTGGAGTGTGCCGTTCCAGCTTTCGGATGGCGCAACGCCGACTTGGGC